AAAGTGTTAGTAGTCTAAGTAACCTTGTGAGTAATCCTCTAGGTTAGATACTAGACCGTCGAAGTCCTCACTCTTACCTAGCATATCAGCTACTGCATAAACAAACTTATTAGGCAGTTCATATTCCTCTGCTAAGAAGTCCAAGTAGTCTTTGCGCGTGGCAAAGTGTTCGTGGTAGTTATCCATTTTAATACTCCATGTTATCCATTCAATTTGAATGTAATATATTTATAGCGGGAAATCTCAGCATATGTAAAGTATTTGGGATTTTACGCGGCCCCCACCCCCCAAACGCTCAATTAGGTTCCATCTAGGTCTTATACATTTTTTCAAATACAAATAGTAACCACATTTTCCAAATTCCGCTGCGCTACACAAATCACCCCCCATGCCAAAATAAAAGGCTATGTCAAAAAATATTTCGCAAAAAAATCTCAAATATCATATGTAAAGTTATAAAATACTTTAAAAACTCCCTTGACAAAACAATTCTTTACTCATACTATCTACAACTACTCATGCCACCCCACAAAAACGGTGTTAATAAAGATGATAGATGACGACGTACTAATAATCGACGACTCACCCGAGGACGAAGATGTACTAATCGTGCCACCCCTAGAAGAAGACATACCCTTGCCTAAAAATGCGCAAGATGCTATGCCACAACTCACACTAGAACAAGAACTGCAGATGCGGGCTAATACAATTAAGCTTTTATCTGACCTATCAGGCAACCCAATCACGCCAAGTGAAGACCAAAAGACCGAAGCAATTGATTTGGCGCGTAAAATTATGTCTGACCCCAACACAAAACTAGATTTAACACGGTACCCAAACGAAACCATGGCCTTTTTGGCGGGTCTTGTGGCGGAAACCACCCACGTTTTAGTCGATGACCTAGCTGAACTGAAGCTTTTCGTGATTAATGGCCTAGTAAAAGAGGCTGCCACGGGTAAAGATGCTAAAACAAGGCTGTCTGCCCTTGCAAAACTGGGTGAAGTAGACGGAGTCGACGCATTTAAGAAGAGAACCGAGACAGTTATTAAGCATCAGACCCTAGAAGAAGTAGAAGATGAGCTATTAAAGGTGCTTGGTAGCATAAAAGGCAGGGTTATTGAAGGCGAAGTCATAGAAAGCAAGCGTAGTGAGTAAACCCCAAAGAAAACTCACGGCTGAAGACGTGCAGAAGATAGAAAACGCCTTCCCGACAATGTCGGAAGAGCAGAAACGCAAGGTCTTACCTCTATTAAAGGTATATAAGGATGGTTTAACCCAAGAAGTGGCTAAGGATTCGTTCCTTGACTTCATACACCATGTGTATCCGGACTATAAGGTAGGTGCCCACCACAAAAGACTGGCTAAAATCTTCGAGGAGATTGCCGAGGGCAAGAAGAAACGGGTTGTAGTTAACATTGCACCGCGTCATGGTAAGTCAGAGATGATATCGTACCTAGCTCCGGCTTGGTTCTTGGGCAAATACCCACATAAGAAGATTATTATGGCATCACACACAGCGGACTTGGCTGTTAACTTCGGGCGTCGAGTGCGTAACTTGGTGGGTTCAGACCCCTATAAAGACATATTTCCGCAGGTAGAACTGCAGTCAGACAGTAAAAGTGCAAGTAGATGGGGTACTAATTTTAATGGTGAATACTTTGCAATTGGTGTTGGTGGCGCTCTTGCTGGGCGAGGCGCTGACCTTTTTATCATTGATGACCCTCATTCTGAACAAGAAGCTAAGCAGGGGCGAGCAGATGTTTTTCTTCCTGCTTGGGAATGGTTTCAATCTGGTCCTATTCAGCGTCTTATGCCAGGTGGTGCGATAATTGTCGTAATGACTAGGTGGTCTAAGCTTGACTTGACCGGACAAATCCTAAACCAGATGATTAAGAACGAGGACGCAGAGGACTGGGAGATAGTAGAGTTCCCCGCAATACTCGAGAAGGAAAGAAAGATAGAGTACACCGTTGTCGACGAGGACAACATAGAACATAAAGAAATAAAGACAGAAAAATACGAGGTACCCTTGTGGCCTGAGTTCTGGTCCTTAGAGGAGTTAGCTGCAAAACGTGCCGTGCTAGATGTCCGTTACTGGAATGCACAATATTTACAAAACCCTACGTCAGAAGAAGGTGCGCTGATAAAGAGGGAGTGGTGGCAGATATGGGACAAGGAAGACCCACCACAGTGTGAGTTTATTATTATGGCGCTGGACGCGGCTCAGGAGACTAACAACCGAGCTGACTATAACTCATTGACAACATGGGGTGTTTTTTATAACGAGGAAGTGTCTAATTATAATATAATCCTGTTAAACGCAATAAAAGAGCGTTTGGAGTTTCCGGAGTTAAAAGCGCTAGCACTCAAGGAGTATAAGGAGTGGGAGCCTGACTCGTTCATAGTGGAGAAGAAGTCCAACGGCTCAGCGTTGTATCAAGAGATGCGTAGGATGGGACTTCCACTAGGTGAGTTCACGCCAGGAAAAGGGCAGGATAAGATAAGCCGAGTAAATGCGGTGTCTGACTTATTTCGCTCTGGCATTGTGTGGGCACCGGACCGTAGATGGGCTAGAGAAGTTATTGAGGAGTGCAACGACTTTCCGAGCGGGGCAAACGATGACCAAGTCGACTCTACAACACTAGCACTATTTCGTTTCAGACAAGGGGGGTTCATCAAACTTCCTAATGATGAGCCTGACGACGACATGTTATATAAATATAAAAGAAAAGCTGCATACTATTAAAGGAATATATTATGGCAACAAATATGGACAAAGCGTTATACCAAGCCCCCCTAGGCATGACCGAGGATGATGAGACTGCACCGCCCATCGAGATAGAGATTGAAGACCCAGAGAGCGTGGGCATCAAGATAGGTGACTTAGAGATAGACATCGAGCCAGGTGTTGACGAGGACGAGTTTAATAAGAACTTAGCCGAGGACATGGATGACAGCGTGTTGACTACAATGGCTTCAGAACTTGTCTCTGACTATGAAGATGACTTAGCGTCCCGCAAAGACTGGATACAAACCTATGTAGATGGTCTAGAGTTGCTAGGTATGAAGATTGAAGAACGTAGCGAGCCATGGGAAGGCGCGTGTGGTGTGTACCACCCACTATTAAGTGAAGCGCTAGTTAAGTTTCAGGCTGAGACTATGATGTCGATGTTCCCTGCAGCTGGCCCAGTTAAGACACAGATAATTGGTAAAGAGACCGTAGAGAAAAAAGATGCGGCCCTTCGTGTGCAAGATGACATGAACTACCAGCTTACTGATGTGATGAAGGAATACCGTCCAGAGCATGAGCGCATGTTATGGGGCCTAGGTCTAAGTGGTAACGCGTTTAAGAAAGTGTACTTTGACCCGCATCTAGACCGTCAAGTATCTCTATTTGTACCGGCAGAAGATATCGTTGTGCCATACGGCGCGTCTAACTTAGAGTCAGCAGAGCGTGTAACCCACGTAATGCGTAAGACAGAGAATGAACTACGTCGCTTACAAGTGGCTGGGTTTTATCGTGATGTTGAGTTGGGCGACCCATCGGATGTATTAGATGAGGTAGAGAAGAAGATAGCCGAGAAGATGGGCTTCCGTGCCACAAGTGACTCACGCTACAAAGTATTAGAGATGCACGTCGACTACGACCTACCGGGTTACGAGCATGAGGACGACGATGGTAAAGCTACAGGCATTGCGCTGCCATACGTCATAACTATAGAGAAAGGCACTAACACTGTATTAGCAGTACGCCGCAACTGGGACCCTGAAGATGAAACCTATCAAAAACGTCAGCACTTCGTCCATTATGGTTATGTTCCGGGTTTCGGCTTTTATTATTTTGGGCTTATTCATCTGGTCGGGGCTTTTGCTAAGTCTGGCACTTCACTTATTCGCCAGTTGGTTGATGCGGGTACGCTCAGCAATTTACCGGGTGGTTTTAAAACTCGCGGACTTCGTGTCAAGGGTGATGACACACCGATAGCTCCAGGTGAGTTCCGTGATGTAGATGTACCGTCAGGCACTATGCGTGACAATATTATGCCTCTACCATACAAAGAGCCTTCACAAGTTCTTATGGGCTTATTAGGCCAAATCGTAGAAGAAGGTCGTCGCTTCGCTAATACAGCAGACTTGCAAATCTCTGACATGTCAGCTAACTCTCCAGTCGGAACAACACTTGCTATTTTAGAGCGTACCTTGAAGGTTATGTCAGCCGTACAAGCTCGCATACACTATTCTATGAA